TCAACCTTCCCAAGCAGAAATAGTAGTCAAGATCGGAGAGTAGACAACGATTGCACCGCGATTCACATAAGCCCCGCTTTCGTAGAAGCTGCCTGCCGGAAAATAAACGCAGTCTGGAAGATTGGGTCCCGCCGTGCCACCCAAGAAGTTTACCCATATGGAATTACCCTGTGGCGCCTGAAACGCCATATAATGACGGGCGGAATTGGCCGAGAATAGCGCAGTGCTGGTCATTGCTGGCAGATTCGACAATGTCCGTGAAACTGGCTGCCCGCCGATTGGCATCGCCTGGATTCCGTTCGCCAGCGCGGCGGATAAGCCTTTCAGGAGCGAGACCATCGAACCCGATCCGCTGGTATAGATTGGATCGGCGGGACTACCTAAAGCCTGCGACATGACCTGCTGAACAGAAATCTCCGTCGCTTGATTCGCAGATGTTGCGGCTGCCGCGGAAGGTGCCACGACGAGTGGCTGGGCTGACGTTCCGCAAGCAACTGCGGTACCGGGTCCTGTTGCGCAATGCAACGTCACGGCTGGCGCTCGGCTCATTCCGTCTGGCAGAACGTAGGAGTTTCCCGCAAACGCCTGTCCCGACAGGGTCAAGGAAATTGCCAGAGTAGGCATCATAAATCTCATTGAAGCCCCTCAAATTTGAAATTTTTCTAGCAGCGACCGGGCAATACACATATCTTGCAATCAATTTAGCTCTTTCAGCCAAATGAACGAATCAATCTACTGCTTGAGATAATTATGCACAATCACCCACCGGTATATTGGCTCGGCCAGCCACATGGCTGCGCTTCCTAACACACCGACACCTAGAATAAGCCCGGCAGCGCGCGCACGAAGCGTCATGATGTCCGCGACGGGAGCGCGCAGCTCCTGCACTGCACCAACCAACTGATTGACCGAACGCGCGTTCGCAGCAGCGTCAACCCGCATTCCCTCCAGGTCATGTTGCATGACAAATATGACACGGTCTAATTTCTCCTCAAGATCCTGCTGATCTTTCCGCAACACTGCGACATCGCCGCGCAGGAGATCTTGCAACTTGTCAACCTGAGCATGCCTTAGTTGTATCGATTCTGAAAGCGCACGTAGACTCTCTACAACTTCGCCCATTTGTCGGCATAGCGCGTTTAAATCCTGCGACATTAAGGGCTGGGCTCCAATTGCTCCTAATTTACTCAACCTCTCTCCCGCCTTGCATTGCCGTCAGCTCCGGCAGTTGCAAGCCGAGCGAATGAGTTGCACTGCTTGAACGATTAGGCGACGAAAAGAGCGCCGTTATTATTCCATATTTGACCTGAACCGGATGCAGGCTTAGTTGTTGGCAACCCCGACGCAAAAAGACCTGCTCCCGGAGCGAGCCAAAGACTGCTTTTTGGTTGCACGCTCATCCCCCCGGCATTTGTTGTAAGCAAACAAAGGTTTCCCGAAGTGGCATTTTGCAGCACAGGCCAGTTGGTAGAACCCGAGATATTCATGAGACTGAGCAGGTTCCCGCTGTGACTTGCACCGCCCGACGCATTAATGAACAAATCGCCGCCCTTGGTCTGAATAACGCCATTTACCGTGCCATCACTTCCGTCGAAGATGATCGTCGGGGGGTTACCATGCGTCGCGGCTTGATGACGCACAAAGTTGCTGGCAGACAGGACAGAACTGATGGCGTACAGTACCGAACCATCTCTGGCCGCAAAGATGTGGTCCTTTGTGTTGGCGAGGCCTGCAGGAACTGTGCTGCTAGATGGACTCTTGAACGTTAGATAATTTCCAACATTGGATGATGAATTGTCGAGAAAGGCCGTGGATAAGGGAACGTTGCCCGGACTCAAGCCAAAGGTGGTAAGCCCAACTGTGCCGTTGGAATTATTAATTTTAATCACCGTCGCCATATTTGCAAATTGACATGCGCCGATCGTATTATTGGAAGAATTAAACGTGCTGACGAAATTAAATGCAATGTCTTGCGAACTGCCGCCCGCTGGGCCGCCGTTAAAATTGCAGCCGATAACATAGAAGTTTGAGCAGCTTGTCAGACTAAAAAGCGTTTGCTGCGTATTCGGGCCGCCATCGCGAGAGATATCCAGGCCGACAAAAAATCCACCGCCCACGTTTGAGGCATTAATTGTTCCCAGATTTGTATTCACTTCACCATTTGCTGCCCACAACCCCAATAACACCAGCTTGCCGGGCACGTATCCGTGCCACTGCGTGATATCTGTTTGACTAAATAAGTAGTCTGTTCCAACAGCGAGCGGATTTGTGAAATATATTCCCTCACAATAGCCTGTTTGTAATACTACGGTATTACCGTAATAGGCCTGCACGCCATTTATTCTAGTGTCAAACGAGTTGTTTAGCTCGATAACAGCAGAGCTTGAAGCGCCCGCGGCGGATGGCGGCCCAAACCAACTGACATCGTTGATTTGCACGCTCCAACAATTTATCAATACAAAGCCGCGCAAGAAGGTCTGCGGAAATGGCGGCGTGCCATTAGCCCCATTAGGATAACCAAAACATTCAATGTCCGTGATATGAGCCGAGACATAGCCAAATGATACTTCAGTCGGATAGGTAAAGCGGGCCACCGCGGCTGTCTGGGCAGCCGTATTCTCGGCATAAGCCGAAAAATCCCGCAAGATTGACTTGTTAAACGGATTTGTCTGTGAGATATCAAAACCGATCCCGGTGTGTTGAAAATGAAGTCTCGTTTGTCCTTTCCCAGAACCTCGGATGCGAAAGGGTTTCCCAGCTAACGCAATCGGGCTCGCCAGCCAGTAATCTCCCGAAGGAACAAAAATCTCACCTCCCGAGTTTGGCATGGCAGCGAAAGCCGCGGCAAACGCGGCGGTGCAGTCCGGGCCGTTGGTCTGGGCGCCGAAGTCGAGAACGTTTAAAATGTCGGTTGTTATTTGCAGGAGGGTTCTTCCAGCACCCGAGACGACAACAGTCCCCAACGTCACTGGTCCAGCAACGGGGGCGGTGATCTGTCCCTGCGGATTTAGGGTAACATACCCGCCGGTAGGAATTTTGGCCGCGAGTGCCGCGACATTCGCTTCGGTAGTCGTGAGACCGCTCGTAAGGGCCGATATCTCGCCGGTAACTGTCGGATCTGTTGATGCAGAAATTGTCCCGGCGCTGCTGATCGATACATTGTTGCCTGCAACAAACAGTCCCTGCAAATCCGTCAGCGGCAAAAGTTGCGGCACGCCATTAGCATTAATGACAGCTTGATTCGATAAAACAAGCGACGGAGCGATCGGGAAGCCCGCGTGATCTGCCCCATTCGCCTGAATCGCCCCACTCTGCAAGTCCAACCCAACACCGACCGCGACGGGTTCGGGACCACCAGGACCAAGCGAGACCCGGCCGAGCAGATTTGCGCTCGGCAACTCGATCGCAGGCTGCGTACTGGCAAGCAGCTCCGCAACTGTAACGGACCTGGTTATGCCTGATTGGCTAACCGGCAGTTCGTCTTGCGCGCCAGATTCGCTTGCAGGCGGCAGTTGTGGTATAGTCGGCATCAGGATCCTCAATACTAATAAACAACAGCCAAGCGCATGCAATCAGCCAGGGTAATAGCAAGCGTATCGAGCGATCCCGAATTGCCGCGTCCTCAACGCGCCTCGACTAGGCTATTGCAATCCATCCATTCGCATCCGTGCCCGTCTGCTTAATCCAAAATGTATTACCCGCACCGCCATTTAGATTCCGGAAGTCTGAGCCGGGCGATGCGGTGATAAAGCCCGTCGGCGCACCTCTTCCCACCGATGACGAGCAGCCGCTGGGCTCAGCTTCATTGGCCAGTTGCAGAGATCCACCCGCGCCTGGCCGTAGTGTGACGTCTCCTCCGCTCACGCTTTGTAAAACCGCTCCACCATCGCCAGTCGGCAGTAGGTAATCCGTTGCGGGAAAAGATGTTGCTCGCCATGCACCGTACGTGCCCTCCAATTCAATGGCGCCACCGGCCGGAATTGTCGCCGCAAAATTCGTCCAGTTTTGCTGGGGTGGCGAAGAATCATTAATCGCGAGTTGCACCGTGCAATTGCAACTAAGCCGTATTCGCCGGCCCTCGAGTACCGGCAGCCCAACATACGCAGTCGCAGCAGCGCCATTTCCATCGCCTACAATTGACACCATAGCGTCACTGCCGATGTTTCCGTAGCCCGAACCGGGGTTCGTCATTACAATCCAAATGAGCTGTCCATTGCTGACGATCGCTTGTGCCGCAGCACCGTTCCCATTACCAGAGATGCTAACTTGCGCGTTGGTATAGCCTGCACCTCCGTCAGTAACACGAATAAACATAATTTGACCCACCGTATCCGCTTGATGGGTTGTCATAAGCGATGTGATCGGATTTACTGAATTAGTAATAAGCGCATTGTCGCTTATATCAGGAATGATCAAAGCCGAAAGCGTACCGAAATTCACGCTTTGAATGGGAAACTTCGGCTGATTATTCCAACTGTTCTGAGCGACAATGGCTTGATCAGAATGTAGCCATAGAGCCTGATCTACGGTAGCGCTCCCCCAGCCATTAAACTCATTGCCTAAAATGCTCAAGCCGAGGCATCCATCATGCGCGAAGATACCGCCGCCTTGTGCTAGGGTGAAGCCAACCCAATTCGTATGAATGGAGATCGCGCTCGTCAGAACAGACGACAAGGCGGGTTCAATCGCAGAGACGTCAATTCCCCACTGGTTTGACACAAAGAAATTGCTTGTAGCCAGAATATTCGCACAGCCACCCAGCAGACAGCCAGTCATCGTAGCCGCAACATGATTCGAGCAAATCAAGCTACCCCAACTTGTGCGAGCATCAATGCCCACCTGTCCTCCAGAAACCCGATTGCCGGCACATTGGGAAACCCCGATCCGCGCAACGATACCGCCGCCGGCGCCAACTAATCCATTTGCAACAGCCGTATTTCTCTGCAATGATGCGGCATATCCACTGACAGCAATCCCCCAGACTGTGTTGTTCAGACAGAAATTGTCTTCCACCACACACATTATCCCCCCGGGCGCGGTCGCGGCGGCGATTTGCCAGGAGCCTATCGACATTCCGATATTGTTAGCGGTGCACGTATTGTTGCGCAAATAGCATCCGGTGCCTTGTGCAATATAGAGGCCCGCCTGTCCGTTGCTTTGGGCTGAGCATCCCGTTACGATAACCGTGCCGCTACCGCTTACGGACAAACCATTTAATGCATTGCTGTTAAATTGACAATTGACAACCTCATGCTGGGCGCCGTTCCCACAAAGTATTTCAAGGCCATGCCCATTTTCCGATCCAACTGCATTGATAAAGTGACAATCGCAAAATGTAGCTGCCAGGCAGGTGCTACCTACCTGAATGGCCGGCGAATCGACAGCGGCCAAACTATTCGCATTAAAGGTGATTCCTGCCGCATACGCAGAAGGCCCGGCGAGCGTGATCCATGGCTGCTGCATCGTCACCTGAGCGCGTTGCACAATTGTGCCGCCCGGCACGCCAAGCCAGGTGGTGCTAACCGCAATCGCCAAGGGTCCATTTACGACATAGATCCGGCGGTCGAGCCTTATTGGCTTGTTTGACTGCGCCGCAATCGCGAATGCGGCGGTGTCGTCAGTTACACCATCCCCGACCGCGCCAAAGCTCTCGATGCTCAGCGCATCTCCCGATATATCCGCGATTCGGCGAACTCCGACTCCGCCAGCCGGCGCCGCTAGCAGGTTCGAGCCATCTATTCCCGACAAATCACTTAACCCACCCATGAAGGTGGCATAATTCTCTGCGGCGTTTTCGCCGCCTTGAGAGACCGCTACCAGATCTTCTGCTTGCGGCGACCCGGCGCCTGGCAGAGCGCTGATCACGAAGGGCGGTGCAGCATTGATTGTGCCGTTGCCAAGTGTAAGATTGGCCCCGACTATGATACTTTCCGGCGCACCTGTTCCGGCGCTCAGCCGACCAAGCAGGGTATTCTGCGGCACAGCAAGCGCAGGCTGCACGCCAGCCAATAGCTGGCTGCGGGTTGCCTTCCTTGTGATATCGGTTTGTGAAACAGCCAATTCATCAATGTCGCTAACCGAGTTCGCTTGCGGAAGTTCATCAATTGTGGGCATTGGCGGCCTTGAACTAATTTGTGGTAATGGGATGATCACTTTGGTCGGTGATCGGTGCGCCAGTTTGATCCGTGATTGCGTTTGGCGGTACCGGTGGGTTCGCCAGTGCCAGCACCGGGAGGTTGATAGTTCGGCCGATTACGCGGCCGCAATTTGTCGCAACGGTAATCGTGACAGCATAAGTTGTCCCGGAGAATCCGGCAGCAAACCACATGATTGCCAAATCGCCGTCAGCGCTGCATGACTGCAACGTGAGATCACCGGGATTGCTCGGACTTATTGCCACATCAAGCGTTGCGATCGAATCGCCTTCATTCCCCGCAATTGCCTCAGATATGTCGAGCACATAGTCGAGCGTATCGGTCGGATCCTTTATCGGCCAACTCAACGGCGGCTGTAACAGTTGTAGGGTGCCGCGCGGCACCGCGCCAAACCCGTCTAACACAATGACCCGAGCGGTCGAAGCTATCCATGAATAGGTGGCAGGCGTTCCCATTTCGGCAAATCCTCCACGAACTACGCTACAAAAACTTTTTCGTTTCGGCACGCGCTACAACAAATGCCACAACGCGCTGCAGGGTAGTATCAAAGCAGCATTTGTCGGCTAGTGCGCGCGCTACCGCACTGGCTGCTTCGATCACCACTCAACGAGAATAAGTCCCGGTCCACCCTGTCCACCCAGGCCGCTGAATACACCCCCCGATCCACCGCCTCCAAGCGTGCATGACAAACCGGAGATGGCAGCGCCGCCCACAACGGCGGCAACCGATGCGGCGCCAGCACTGCCAAATGCGCCGCCGCCGCCGCCGCTCAATGCGAACGCCCCAGTCTCAACGCCGGCCGCTCCCGGTTGCCCCGCTACGGCAAACCCTGAACCAACGCCGCTGCCTCCCGAAGCACCTCCGGCGCCAACACCACCGGGCACGCCATCGGCGCCTCCGGCGCCCCCAGCAGCCGACGCCAGACTGGCAAAACTCGAAGTGCCTCCCGCAGTGCCTGCGCCCGCCCCTCCATTTCCAACGCTCACGGCGAAATTCTGCCCAGGTGATACGGTGTAGAGCCCCTCTGAATACCCACCGCCGGCGCCACCACCGCCGGCGCCGCCGAAACCGGCGCCACCGGCGCCCCCGCCACCCCAGATGCGCAGCTTAATCACCGCAACGCCATTCGGCACTGTCCAGGTTCCTTGCGTCTCAGGCGTGAACGCGGCAATATTGCGCGTGCCTGGAGTGAGTTGCGGCAATTTCCACCTCACGAACGGTGCGCTTGGCAATTGCAGCACATCCGCTGACGTGACAAACGTCTGACCGGTCTGCACCGTAATGGCGTAAAGACCTGCCCATCCCGCGTCCACCGGTGGCGTTTGTTGTGAGCCAGCAACGCCGGCTGCGCCGGCCTTCAGCTGCAACTGCACTTGTTGCAGCCGCTGCGTCGTCTGCGGCAACCCATCTCCGCCAGGGCCGCTATATGGCTGTGACGGATTGGCGGCGTTATAATATGGCAAAACAATGGACGTCGCATCGGTTTCAAGTAAACTTGCTTCGATCAAGTAATTGATTGCTTCCCCAGAACCCGTTGGCGCCGTGAGTGTAAAGCTCGTCGCATACAGATTAGTCCCCATACGCAACAGCGGCGCGGTCGGCTCCGCTGGTAAAGAGCCAAATGGCAAAGCATCAACCGAACCAAATTGGGTTATACATCCGGATCCCACCGACACTTGCATGGAAGGCGGTTGCGTGGCGGAGCATGCCAAACCGTCCGCGACAACGCTTGTCCCCAGGGTCGCCTGCGCCAAGTAGCCAAGTGCAACCATAATATTGCGCTCGGTGCTCAGTAGATCAGTATCCAGCGGTATCGCCCCGGGATAGACAATCTGTCGGTCCACGATTTTTTCCAGTCCCTATATGCAAATGCAAAGTCTGATGGATCATGCCGCCAGATCGCAGCACGCCCTCCCGGTCAGTCTGATAGGCGAGTCCAGGCAATTGTTGCCGCGGGCATCAGCGGTGGTATCGCTGAGAAGATGTCGGCATCACTCATTTGCGGAGGTTCCATGCTCAGGGCACCATAAACGGGCACTCCACCAGTCCCATATCCTGCCAGCAAGGGAATGCCGCTGGCCTGCGGCCGGTAAGCGGTAACAAAAACCTGAAACGGCAATGCAAGGTTGCCCCAGCCGCCGCCAACATTGTAGCCGACGCCACCGGTCGTGTATCCTCCGGTGTCACTCGTCAAACCTGGTTCAAAAATCAACGGTGCGCGACCAGTGAGTTCAGTCAGACCCAACACTACCGCGCTCCGCGTGGCACGAGGGCGAAGTAGTTCGTTCTGTATGCGCGCTCGAAAATAATTATCCTGCTCAAGCGCAGCGCGCGGCAGTTTGTCGCCAAAAAAATCAGTGCTGCTCATGTCAAGAAAGATGCCGGTGGCAGTGCCAATTCTTGTCTGTAGAATGACAAATTGCATCAAGCTGTATATGCACGCCCAACCAGTACCAATTCCTTGAAGCAAGCCACCCAGGACAGGCGCGTCGTCGGCAAACCACCCTGCCGGCAAAATCGCTCTGGTTCGCGCCGCCATGTCGGAAGAATCACCCCTCACCTCAACTCACCGTGACAGAACTGACGATAATCACACCGCTTGGCGGGGCGGTTAAGTCGGCTGCTGCGCCATTAATCAGTGCGCTTGTAACACTAATCACGCTTGGGTCGGTATCATGGGCAATCGCCTCGAGCTTTGATGTGGCAAGCGTTCCGGCAATCGGCAGCGTTGCAATCCAATTGACTATATTCTGTTGAACGGAAGCTGCGACGCTCGCATGTGTCACCGCGTTGGATGTTTGCAATACGAGGTCGACGGTCGCCAACACCACCACAGGCGCACTTATGGTGAACGTCGATCCAATGGGTCGCACGTCGTTGATCGCAGCCCGCGCAGACGATAGCAACGAATTTGCCGGTGCCCCCGTGCCGTCATCCACAATGGCACAAAAATTACCAATCATTGTTTGTCCGTCAACAGCCTGATTCTCTAACACGGTATAACGCAAGCCCTGCTGCAAATTGGCGATTGCGGCAAGAACAGCGACCTCGGTGGCAAGTGAACGGCTATTAATGTAGAGCTGAAAGCGTGCGCGCAACGCAGCGTCTGATTCGCCGTCCACGCCGCCAGTTGTGGGCAATGCATTTGTCACCGAATCAACGCCGGGAATAGGCGAAGCAAGCAGGCTAATTGCGCCGCTTTGCACATTCCCCGCAGCGCCGGGCTGCGACGCCGCAACAGGCACCTCGATACTTGCAATTCCTGATGCCAGCGTATAGCCAGAACTGCCATTCCAAGCTGGGTTTGCTGTTTGCTCGGTCACGTAGAAAGTCTGCGAGCCTTGCGCGACACGAATGCCTGCGCCGACCGGCACCGTCGTCGAAATGCTGGTCGAATACCGACTGAACGTTACGACACCAACAGAAGACGCCGGCGACAAACGAAAGAACGAAAAATCGGCCATCCAGCTATCGAGATCCGCGCCAACGCTGGTGGCTGCGCGCGTGGCCGACAATACCAGCAACGCGATCCATTGCAGCCAAAGAGCTACAGATGCACATGCTTCCAGCAACGCGCGCAGCACGCTACCAATGCTCAGGTCCACCAATTGGGATGCGGTCCCCTGCAAGGTCGCCGCCATCTCCTGAACCATTGTAGAAAAAGTTTGAACCGGCAGCTGCATTTCAGTTGCTCACCGTGAACGTTAGGGACTGCGCGTCGCCGTTGACAGCGTCTACATAGGATATTGAAAGGTAAATGCTGCCATTTGGCAGCGCGTTTGCGCTTATCGCCGGTTCCGGCTGCCGCGCGACCGCCGCTTCCGCAAATATCTCGCTCTTGATTACGCCAACAAGGCTTCGAGCATCAACTGGCATGCCGATAAACTGGCCAAGTCCTGCGCCATAGGTTGGATGCCAGACATAGTCATTTTGGTTTGTCATGAGGCGCCGCAGCACTCTCTGCTGTCCAAGAATCGCGCCTGAGGTCATCGCGATATCGCCGGTTGGTCCGGCCGCAATATCGCCATTCCAAGATGTATCAGCATCATTCACGGTGCAGTCACCTAGTCGGTTGGCACCGGTGGCGCGTCGTCCGGCGGATGAGTATGCATATTGTAGTGGTCGCGCAGCGCACCGAGTGAGCCATGAAAGTCTGCAATAGCCCCCGTAACAGTCAGATTGCCGTTGTGCAACCAGGTTGCGGCGCTACTTTCAATTGATCCATCGTTATGCAGTTTTATGAAGCTACCGGAACCATGAACAAACCAGCATTCGCCAGCCGGCGCTTGCGGTGGCGGTATGCCATTCGACCAAAGTCGTCCCACCACCACGCCTTGCTCGGCATCTCCTTCTTGCCACAACACGACAACCTGATCGCCCGCTTGCGGGGGACAGACAAATCCCCAGCCATTGCCGATCCAACATGAGGTAACCGGAAGCCAGCCTGATAACAGCCCTTCCGGTTGGACAACGACTCGCACGGTGGATGTAGCCGTATCGACGGAACTGACAGTCGCCAGGCGCGGATGAGCCCAAGCCTGATCAAGCTGTGCCGATTGGCCCTTCAGTATGTTCAGGAACTTGTCCACGAAGCCCTCCTGGCCAATACATGTTGCGTGCAGCCTCGTTTGCTGGACAAGCAGCGCTCAACCTCGTATATCTTGTATATTCCGTCAAAGTCGGTGTTTGTCAGAGTGAGTTGCAAAGGTGCTCGCGGCATTGTCACCACATCCGCCGGAGAAGCATAAGTAATAATCCGTTCATGCTCGCCCAATTGTAAAGCTGTCCGTATAGCTAATTGCTGCGCATCCGTAAATGATAAGTTAGGTCGCAGAATGATCAGGTTGCCGACGGCGGACTCGCTTTTTGCATAGTTAGACTGTGCCGATACAGAATTTTGCGTTGCGCAATCCCAACTTTGAACCTCCACCGTAAATCCACTGGCGATGTCCAAGTCTCGATGCAACTTCATGGCGGAGCATTGTGCAGGTGTTATGGTCAAGGACTGGCTATCAGTTGCGCCGGATTGAAAGAACAAAGTACGGCCAAAAGTCCATACGTCAAATCCCTCCTGCTGCGCCAGCCAACATAGCACGTCCCATTCGGTAGTTGCACGACCGTGTTGGCTCATCGCCGACCGAGTGTGGCCGTTCTGGTAATAGCGACCAACGAGCGTGGCGGTTGGTGTCACGGCCACCGACAGACCGTGGCGTTCCGCTAACAAAATCGCGACGTCGCTCGATGTAAGATTCTCGAAACTTTCATGTGTTTGCGATCTAATAAATAGTGACGTCATGTCGCGGCCGGTAACGTGCAGATCAGCCCGGATTGGATCAACCCGCAGCGTGTCCGCGACGCCACTAATGAGCAATTGCCATGTTCCATCGATGTTCAGCAGAATTTCAACCCCGACGGGCAGTGCGGCCCAGTCCAACCCCCTCGCACCATCCAGCGCTGCGCGGAATTCGAACCGATCTGCGGCGAAATAGGCGTTCGAGGCCACCTCGGCCTCAAATACTGCGTCCAACGGAGATCCATTAAGTACAACTTGAAATTTGGGCTGCCGCACTTCACTCTGTAACAAGAGCCACTCCTGTCACATTCTCCTGATCTGGGATCACAAGCGTGGTCAGCCCACAGATCCATGGGTCGGAGATAGCATTAGCAGCGGCAATGGTATGCCAAAGCGTTGCGTCTCCCAGCGTTCGATTCGCGATATCGAAAAGATTACCGCGGCTAATGGTAATCGTCTGCATCAGAAGGCAAGCTGCTTATAGTTTGCCGTGGCACGAGCAACAAAACCGCGGGCGACGGCCGCCATTGCAAGATTGCCCGCGGCGCCGACGGCGGTCGGAAGGTCCAATGATGCCAGTGCAATCGCGGACGCCTGAAGTGAATTATCTATCGTCTGCGAAACCGTGGTCAGCGCGATACTTGCGGAAGCATAGGACGTTGTGCCATTCCCGTCGGACCCTGCTAGCATAAGTGCCGTCAATGCCTGAGAGACATCGGTATAGGCCGACGCGGTTGTAATATCTGTGATAACTGCGTTGACGAGTGGAACAATTGCCGACGGGGCCGCGTTGTCTGGGTCATCGACTATTAGGCAGGTAATCTTATAGTGTATCCACCAACTATTATGGAAAGCGAATTGCAGGCTCTTTATCACGACTGAATATACAAACTCATCCCAGGCAAGGACAACAGGCTGGCCTGCAATGCGCAGAGCGTCCAATGCACGCGCACGATACGTGGCATTTCCTCCCGAAAGCACACCTTTCCAGGCAATATCAGCGTCGTCGGCGCCGAGAGCGTCAACCACCCGAACGCCACCAGGCAGCCGATACACCGCCAATGATTGGGCGCCGCCAAAGCTAACGACCGAGGGTATTTCAAACGAAGCAAACGAAATGGTACCTAATGACAATGTCACAGCTAAACGCCAATCATCGCGCCGGTGGGTAATCTGCTGCGCGTCGGATCGAACGCACTGCCGCTGCACGGCGGGCGGGCAGCAACTTGCGCCAGCCTTTGCTCCATCCATCGCCCTAACAGGTTACCGTCAAGGTAGAGCTCTCCCGACACAGCAGCTTCACCCAAGGGTGCCGCAGCTGGCTGCTCGGCGGCCGGGGAATTAGCGCCAGTCGGTCGACCGCGCGTTGCGCCCACCTCAGAGAATGGCGCGTCGTGCATTTTATTCACGACAGAACCAGCGTTCTGAGCCATGATACGCTCCCATGCCGCCGGGGCGGTCGACTTTTGGCGTTTGGCGGCGGATATGCGGGCCAGGCCTCCGAACGCCCAATCCGGCCGCCTGAGCGCTGAAACACCGCCCGTTAATGGGCCGAAAGCATAGCCGGGCACACTTGGCGGCAAAGCCGACCCTCGGGTCACTTTAGTTACGCCGCCCGGATTGGCCCGGAACTCTGCGGCGTGCGCGGCGCCGCTCGCTGTTGCTCCTCTAAGCCTGCCCGCGGAGTGTTCGGCATTCTGTTCAATCCTCGTCGTCACTCGACACGGCGGCTGCACCGTTGTGGAACCGCGTCTTGCAACGAAGTTCACCTTAGGTTTTGCGGCAGCCTGCTGGTCGGCCGGACCCTGCGGCGTTACCATTGTACGACCATCGCGGCTGGCAAGAAATTGAGCCTGAGCAAGCTGCAGCTGCACCAATGACTGCGGCTCGCCCGCATTAGCGCGCGCCGCCCGTCTATTTCGGGGTGTCGCGGCATCTGGCGTTTGCAATATGAACTCATTATGCCGCCCGGGCACGGCGCTCTTGCCGCCCCGTGGGCGTTCCGACGCAAGAATGGCATTGGCATCAGAAGACGGTCGCGCGCGAAGCTCACTCTTGCGCACGACCGAAGATCCAAGCAGCCGGACCCGTAAACGCGGCATCGCAATGATTTTCTCGAGTTTCTTCAGCATCGCCGTGCTGTGTGCGAAAATGGCAAGATCGTCCTTGGCTGAGAGAATGGCCCTGGCAATCCACCGGGGTGGGCGCTGCGCGAACGTTACACTCAAGGCTTTTCCTTTGGCAGACAGATTAGACGAGGCCCGGGCGCCCATAATGGACATTGCGGCAAGCCCGGTACGGGACCTTTTACTTTCGCACCGAATTACCTACACGGGCAAGTCTTATTTGCCTAACCATTTCTGACTAGCCCAGTCATACTCCAGGCCATCAAGTTGTCCCATGGCAATAATCCACGCCGAGCGCTCTGTGTCAGCTAATGAGAAGGCAACATCAAAAGGCACCCCGTTCCTAACCAGGTATAGGCAATCAATGAGATCGGGGTGCCGGCTCAGTTTCCCGTTTTGGCCAACTCCGCGTCGTCTGTCACGTCCTCGCTAGATGCAGCGGCAATGGCGATTAGCCCCTCGTCACCTAAGCGTTGAACAAGCGATTCCACTTGCGCCTCGGTTACTGGCGAAGGAACCGGCACATTATCGATCGCAGTAACCGATACTGCAAGCAATGCCACGCCCAGGTAGGGGAGGTTTTGTGAGAGTTCCGGACCAAGTGCCTTGAACAGGCGCAGCCGATCGAGCGCCGAGACGCGACGCAAGCAAAGTTGGCGGCCGGTTTCATCGTACAGAACCGTGACCTTCATCGAATCGCTAATAATAAGACTGCTCGGCGTATCCATCAGAGCCTCTGCCGCTGTGTCGCATAGAATTCCAGCTTTTGCTTTACGCTTGTATCGCCACGCCATGAACCCGAGTTTGCCAATCTGAAAACAACACCACTAAATTGGTATGTGGATGTCGAACCATCGACTTCGGTGATGTATTGATAGACGAGGCCAGCAGGCAAAGAGCCAGTCGTAAAAAATGCATTCTCGGAGATTGCAATAAAATCATCAACCGCGCTGGTTCCGCGCTCCACTTCAAAGCTGCCTTCCCAACCTTTTGGCAACTCCGCGCCCATTGGAACGCCGTCCAACCGGTCCAGTCGAACCGACTGCGTAATCTGCCGACTCTCAAAGCCAGTAACATATGTGAGGTCGATTCGTCCAAACGGACCCATCACAACGAGCTGGCAGTCGCGGCCGATCGAGAAGGAATTAATTGGCATGGTGCTCACGCTTCCGATCTACGGAGTGATAACAAAAATATTTCTGATATACGGGAACGGCACACCCGCAGCACGTACTCCGCCATGGCCGCGGCCATCAAGCGTATCATCAGAACCAAGGCAGGTACGCCCTCTTAATCGACACTAGGCAGTTGGCAGAATCTGACGCTGCACAACCACCGTTTGGCCGCCCTCGACATTAACGATAAATATTTCATTTATGCCCTGGAATTGCACCTGAGCATCGCTCTGTACATATCCGAGGCTGGTGCGGCTTTGAGGATTATTGCTGGCGTCGCAGATGACGGAGAAGGGCAATGACCCGTCGGTACTGCCGAGAATGCCTTGGCCGAATAAATTGTACAAATAGCTCAGTTGCGTTGCGCGAATTCGGTTAAACAAACCTGTATTGATCACTTGCCCGACGAATTGACCCATTCCGGCTGCCAGCGTTGCGGCTATGAAGTTCGTCATTCGCGTATAATTATCGCCATTTGTAGCTGGATTACTGGATGTATTGTGTCCGCAGCGAACCCCCCAGTAGGCCCCTCCGGGCTGCGGGTTAGCGATCACATCGATACCAGTTTGAAACAGCACTTGAAGTTCGGCGTCGCTGTATACAGAAGACTGGCCGCTTCCCGGCGTCCCTGCGCTTTGCGATCCAACGATGTTGTAAAGTGGCTTATTTAAACTCGATTGTTCTGGCGATAAATTTCCTAGGACACCAGCGACAAACCCCTGGGGAGAGACGAGTCGAATAATATTGTTGGTCTGGTCAAACCAGTAAATCCAGTCGCCAAACATCATTTTTGCCGAAAATGAGTCCAGCCCGGACTGCTGCAATACCGTCACAGCATTGGTAATCGTATCGCCAGCTGGTCCGACAAGTATCATGTATAATCCCTCGGACGCGCCAAAATTCGCCTGCACAACCCATTGCGTTGGGTCGTCCGAGTCACATAGCACACCGACGCTGCAACCCTGTCCTCGCAACGCGTACATGCCCTCTCGCGGAACAGTGTCTTGGCCAACCAGAGTTGCTGCGGTGACTCCGGCGGCCCCGTCGGTCCCACCCAACAATGGCTGACTTGAAATATGCGTTGGCGGAGTGGTTGTGGCAGATCCAATACTGGCGACAATGAGTTGGGAATTTCCCCGCAGCGGACCTTGGCCGTCATTCACGGCGCTTACCAGGTTCTGCCAAAATTGCGCCGGCGTGGGTGCTTGCAGATTATCAAATACTTCTGGAAGTTGCCCCGGCATCGTGACCGTAAGGCGCCACGTATTGATGGCCGAACCTGCGCCAAGCGACACCGCCAGCAAATTCCCCGAGGAACCGGTGAACAGCGCGGTAATCATAACTGCAAACGCCGCGTTGAGCAATCCAAACGCGTAGGTAGCCGACGTGTCAGTGCCGTCCGTGACGCGTACGCAGCGGAAAGCCGAGGCACCCTGTTGCACGGCCGTCGCAATATTAGTTCCCATATCGTATTTGCGTGCGATGACGGGGCCAAATGAGGATGCAAAGTCTGCCATAGTGCCGATAATTACAGGCTGATTTACCGGACCCCAACTCGCGGTGCCAACAATCCCGATCAGGTTTGTTGGCACGCCATTCAGGACAAGGTTTTGTGGCGGCACGATCTGCACGTAAAGGTCCGGCACAACAAGTGCCGTTGTGTTTAAGCTGCCTTGCTGGTAAATAGGCATCGTGGAATCTCCTGCGGGCTGGGTAGCGTTGAATTCGTTCTTGCATTCACACTCCCTCGTGGGAGGATGGTTAACCGCCAGCACGCTTTCCCATAGCGATATAAAGAGAAGAATATCCGAGAAATGATAACGTTCGGACACAATGAGCAATCGCGGCTCATGGGGGGCCTTCACGCGTAAATTGTGGTTCCATTGAAATCAAGATCGCCAAATAGCATTGTTGGATTTATGCCGGCAATCGTTGTTCCGTACTCCACGTCATAGTTCAAATCACGACGGTAGATCGAAGCTGCCTGGTCACCATCATGGTTCGCGGTTGAATGATACCGTAGTCGCCCGCCTGTGCCATCGGCCAGGCTCAAGAAGCTGATTTGCGCAAGGGAGCCAATAATCGCTTTTGCAACGAGATCGCGCACGAAGGGCGTCGGCGCCCATATTGCAACTTGAAACCGTTGCTCCTGGCGACAGCACTCCTCCAAAGTGCTTACGCCAGATACGCTGCGCGCTGTAAAATGAACCGCGCCGGGCACGGTGATCGTGGATCCAACCAACCAACAAATCGTGGATGTGCGAATGGCATCCGCCAAGGCGGCCGCGACCAAACCGGCGGCGTCTCCCGCTTGAGCTTGATAGGTATATGCCTGCTGGTTTACAAGCACACCGGCTATATCACCGCTTGCCGCAATCCCGAAGAACGTCGCGGAGTTGCCAGACACGGTTACGGTTAAGCTTGGCGCACAGCTTAAATTGGCAATCTGCACACCCCACCGCGTGGTGTTTTTTGTCGCATTTGCCAGCGGACAAACGCTTACGTCTACCGTTCCGGTCGTCCGATCAATTGCAAGGGTGGCATTTGTCGGTTGCCCTCTGTAGATGCGCCATGCGACACCCAAAGCGCTGATTTTATCAGCCCCCGAAGGGTAAGCTGAAGAAATTATTGCGTCAACCAGAGCCTGTTCTACATCTGCAAGTTCAGCCATGGCGCCGCCCCAGCTATCGGTATCGTGTCCTCACCAAGAGTCCAGCTCTCGAGCCGGGCCTTATCATAACGAATCAAGCCTTTACATTTACGCTGATCAATAGATCCGAATAAGGACGCCTTCGAGAATTATGGGTTTTGAGCGATGTAGGGAGTGCTATAATGTTGCGTTACCCATCGACCTGCCGCATTGCCAGCCTCCAGCCGAGAGAAGACAGTTGTGTGCCTCCAATCACGAACCGCCGACCAGAATCGTCGCATAGTATATCTGCGACCTGTGGAGACGCAGGTAATAAGGGCAGAAATCCCGACCAGTTGTCAAAATGCGATTGCGGCAGGGCGCCAGGAACCCTGTTGCCGGACACTACAAGTTGGGCGGGCCATCCGGCAATCACATTTTGTGCCGAATTCGATGTGAATCCGCTATACGATGCATTTGTCGCAGCCGATGGCCGTGCAATGGAAACGGTGTTTCCCACCTGAATGCAAACAATAGGCTGCATAGGCCATTGCGATGCAATAAAGAAGCTACTGGATGGTCCAACGAGATAGTCGCCAGGACAAGTGTATTTCGAGTCAAAAACACCACGCCACAACACACCTGCGTAGCCGACGGCACCGGTCGCAATCGAGCTGAGCGGAGTGAAGCTGGCTTTGAGTTTGATTACCCGGTTGCTTGAAGTACACGGATTTGCTGTCCCGTTAGGGCGATATACGGCATAAGGCGATCCGGTCCGCCGCGCGCTTACGCCCCAACCCTTGCTAATCAGATCTTGCAGCGTTGGGCCATCCATCACACCACCCAGCTCAATCCTGTCGTGTTTAATCCCTCGCCTGGCGGTATCCCCATGAAGGCACAAAGTCGCCGCCTCCAGCTGTCGAGCAACCTTAATCTGTCGGCAACTTCGTAACGATTATGCTGCCAGCCGCTTGCTGAATCGCTATCCAGGTTTTCAGTCGCGGTAGGAACCGCATACTCTAGTTGATTGAGGGTCGCAATATACGTTAGCACAACGGACTCTTCTTGCGGGCTCAAATTGTTCATGCGGTATTCAAGCGCGCCATACGCGGTGAAAAAGCGCCATCCCATGTTGCCATCCGGTGCCGCGCCATAGGCGGGATATCCGCAATATCGACGAATGTCGGTCTTCTGCTGGTCGGTGAACATCTGTCCTCCAGCTTGTCGGGATCTTTCAAACGCAAGCTAGACAAAGCGGGCCTTGGTTTGGTCCACATTTGGCCAGATGTCGGTATTGAAGGAGGTAGAGGCTAGCTCAAGTGCTCAACCATGACCGCCCGCTTGAAATTCGCGTTGGTGGCCGTTGCGACGGTGGTGCTGTTCGTTGTGGTGTCTGATGGCGCGCAGAACCCGCCAATCCAATACCACGACTGCGCGATGATCTGCTGCAGGCGATCGATCGGCTCTCGGGTGACCATGCATACACCATCCACTAACGAGACAATCGCGTTCTCCGGTGCAACATCGTCCGATGCCATACCGGCAAAATCTCCCTCTATCAGAGCGCCTTGGCCGACGATGATCGGTCGCCGAATCACCGCCCCCGGGACCGCGGACGAAGGCTGCACATAGGATTCGTTTGTGAGAACAAATCGAAGGCCCAAGAACTCGTTTACCACGCCCTGGCCCGGGCGAAATACCTCCACTGCTGATGTCGTGCCGATGAACAATCTCTGGAAATCCTGATCCGCGAACAATTGCCGCGCGCTAATCGGGTCGAGATAGCAATTGTATGCGCCATCGATGTCCGGGACCGCGTTGACACGCAGATTAGCGACCGCGTCAAGAATGTTTGACATGGAAAGAGTGTCGCCGGCTTGGAGCAAGTTTGTGTTGCTTCTGCCATTTGGCCGTAAGATCAACGATGCAGTGCTGGCAAGCACGGTATTGTTGGCTGTCGCATCTGCAACGGGAACGTTAGAGGAAAATGTCAATACGCCGGAGATGCCACCGGGAGTCGTTGATACGTTTGTTATATCGGCTGCGGCACCAATGATATTGTAAACGCCCGATCCGACGGTGACTGCCAATGGCGTGCTATTTGAAACCGGCTGCTGCACGCCATTCACGAAAGCAGTTTGAAATCCCCGCAGGTCGTCAACGCTTACGGCGGTCCCAGGGCTCAATATTGTCGATCTGACAAAGCTGTTGCCGGCAAAATAGGCACCGAAAAGTGCGTTGCGGGCTAGATCATCGAGGCTCCGGGCCGCCTGTTCGCCGTTCACGTAGGCATTTTGCAAGAACTGACTCGCAATTCCCACTCGGCTGGTCACCAGATTGAGGTCCATTGTGGAAGCATAATTGAATAATGTCAGCGTATACTGTTCCACGCCCCACGAACCTGGCGTCATGCCATTGTCAAGATTGGTATTCGTTGCTGGCGCCAGTGGCGTCGTCACCGCCGGGCGCAACCCCGCCCGTGTCTTTGTCAAGGTCTCGCCGATGCCCACCGCGAAATCTTCTCGGTCAGCCACCGCGCGGTACCCAAGTCGAGATTGCAAGGCCTGCTGAAATTCTCGCTCAAGGAATCCCTGCTGAATGATCGGCTGTAGCGCCGCGGGAAAATTCTGTATGCCCATTTAAACCCCCAGTTGGCGCGGGTGGCGCCACCGAATCGATGGATAAGAGAATCGCTGGCGATGACTAACGACGACGCAATAAGTCAGCGCGTGCAGTGCGCCATTCCTTCACGGTCATCTCAGTCGCATGTTTCGTGCGGAGAGAAGAAGTTTTCGGCACCCCAGCCGTACTGCTGGAATTAGGTGACAGAAAAAGCCATGGTTTTTCCTGACGCAGGCGATATATCGCTGTCGCCACGCCTTCAACATCGCCCGCGTCGTTCACGGCAATGCTTTGCGCCTCGATCAATTTCAGTCCGTCCAGATCGAACATGCCGTTCTTGAGTGCCTCTGCCTTGAGCTCGGCATGAATGAGGCGGCGGTTCGCCGCCGCCTGCGCCTCACGTAGCGCAGTCTCCAACAGGGCATTGCGGTCTTGCAATGCAAGAATTATCGACTCGTTGTCAGTCGCGTCAATTGTATCCGTCATTGCGTGCATTCACCTCGTATGCGTGCCAGCTCCGCCGTTACGTCTTCTATGTCGTAGGTCGGCGCGAGGATATGCAGACCACTCTCGCGCGAGAGCAGGCCGCCTTGGATCATCGACTCGATGGCTTGAACGTCACGCTGGCGGTCCAGAGCGTCCGGCGGATACCAGTCCGGCCACCGCAATGTAAGCGGCGCTTCGGAATCAAGCTTTGCCAAGGTACGTCCGTCAGCGCATATTTCGTACATGCGGCTTGCGCGTAGCATCATGCGCACAAGGGCAAGTATGCCGAATTCGCCGTAGCTGACGCGAAGATTATCGGCGAGCCACATTAACCCTTGATTCATGAGTTCCAAGGATCGTCCGCTCTCCGGCGCCGTCAAACGGCTTGGTTCTGTCCGATTTCCATGGACACTCTCCAGCGCAAGTTCGCGCAACGTCCTGACATACTCCAGAACCGCGTGCGACGCGGTGCCGCCAATTTCAAGTAGCTTAGCATCCCCTTTCTCACTAACAACAAGCGCGTTGGCGGCCCCGCGTACCATATTTGCATTGAGACCGACCGGTTCACGGATAAGCAATGTTGGATCGCTGCTATATTTTAAACCGCGACCTGCCTGGCTCAGTTGATAATCAATTTCTATCGATGTATCGACTGCGGCCTGAAAGGTGCAGCCCCCATCAATACCAGTGCCGCCTGGCAAATTGGGAATCCATACCAGGGGAACGAACCCTAAGCCATGCCTGACCGTTCGGCCATCATCCAACGCCGCGGTGGCTGCTGCGCCGACAGGTATTGGCTCGAACCATGTTTCGTAGTTCTTGTCCCAGCGCCGCATAAACCAATAGTCGGCGGTGGGATCGGCAATGTCGTATCCTTGCGCAGCAAGCTCGGATCCGCAAACCTTGTAGCGTTCCGTAATGTAGCGCAACGTATCCGGTAGATCAGGTTCCCAAACCGGCGACAGGTACAGGGTGTCGAGCACTTGCAGAAATATGCGGCCGCGCAACACGCGAAGCAGGATTGCAACGGAGCCGACACTGCCGCGCAACGCAGCCTCTGTCATAACCGAGTTAAGTCGAGTCGCACTTACCAGGGACGACACAGCATCGCGGACATTGCGGTCCGTGGAATCGATGACCGGAAAATGACCGTCGCTGAATAGAAGCGCCACGCTATCTTCCACGACAGTGCGCGCGAGGGCGTAGCGCACGGACGGCCTGCGCTTACGTAGTGGAATATATTCGCCTGCGTCAGTACGTTCCTCGTGGAATTCGTACGGTAGCGTATCGTAGAGTGTCCCTCGAAGAACGCGTTGCAGTATGTCGAGCCGTCGCGTACGCGGCGGAAAATCACGATCAAGAGGAATGGAGTTCGTTATCGTGCCCAGCACAACCGGATCCTATCGACCGATAAAGGAAAGCGCCGTATAGTGTGTCGGCGTAGGTGCGGTCGACAATATCTGAAATGCCCTTGAAAGTGCGTCGACCTGATCATCTTTCTTGCCGTGTGGAAATGCCGCCAGTTCCTCGAGGAACCCGTCGTTCCACGGTGCTCGGCTGAGATGGAGGTTGCCAACGCCTACCTGTGACGAAACAGCACTGGCGCGGACCGTTTTTGATCCAGTTTCAGGACTACTGAGTACGCGGAACCCGGCAAGCATGCGCGTCATGATCGCGATTTGATACAGACCCGCCTGGCCAGGGTCCCTTGGCAAGCCGACAATAACGCCCGTGCCATCTTGTTCGGCTATGCTGCGTACCAGCCCATTGAGTTCGCCCGCGGGTATGCGCACGCGGTGAACATCTTCGACTATATATCCTGCGTGCTCATCTTGTAGTAGCCGTAAGCCCACTGTCCAATCAGGGTCGGCGCACGCGTCGCCGGTCCCGGCCAGGTCCCATGCGCGCACGGAAATGCCGAGCGGAATTCTATCGACGATGCGAACCTTTGACAGATCGAACAATCGCCCTTTCGCGGCGATTGGAGTTTGCTGGAATAGCGCTGCAAAGCACCGTTCGCCCAGGGTGGTTTGTTTTGCCAACAGGGCGGCGCGGTCCTCCCATTCCGGCCACAAGGCGGCGCCGATCTCGCGGCCTAATGGATCCGCCTCGTTCGCCAGGGCGGGCAGGCAAATCACCTTCCATCCGTTGCGCTGTAACAATCTACCTGCCAAATCATCTTCGTGCCACCGATTCATTATCAGAACGGTGTTTGCGTTAGGCTTAAGGCGTGTTACCAACTCGGCGCGGTACCAATTCCACAGACGCTCGCGCGAACTGCGGCTTTCCGCGTCCATGAATGACGCGATTGGATCATCTATCAAGGCAAGATCTGCGCGTCGGCCGGTCACCGCACCGCCGACGCCAATGGCGAAATATTCTCCTCCGCCTTGCGTCGCGATTCGCCCGCCTGTCCGTCCGTCGCGGCATAAATGTACGTCCAGCCGGGCTTCATGTTCCACAAACATGGCGCGAACGCCGCGGCCGAAATGTGCGGCCAGGCCTGCGGTATGGCTGGTCGCAATAACCGAGGATTGCGGGTTTTGCGCCAGCCACCAGGCGGGAAAAATAATGCTCGCATAAGTGCTTTTTGCCGAGCCCGGCGGCATGAGCAACATTAATTGCCGGCACTCGCCGCGGGCAAGTTCTTCCAGTGCGGCAAGGATCAGGATATGATGACGAGCCGGTGTCAGTCCCCGTAATTCAAGCGCGTACCTGGCCCACGCGGTCAGGCTCGTCCGGATCGTCGCACGCAGCGCTGTCTCGTGGTCCCTCCGGCGCGCCGATGTCGTCAAGCTTGGTTTCCCGCATCGTGCCAAGGGCGTGCTGCGCCGCGCGATCTTTTTTCGTCGGCTGCGCCCAGCTCGGCGCGGCTGTGTTGCGCCGACGCCGTCCCACCCAACGCACACCGCATCGCGGTCGCGATGAGTGTCGGCTCGCGATGACAAGCATCCGCTCGCCGCCGTTTACGCGGCAAAAATATCCATTGTCGCTTGGCGTGGACATGGGCAGGAGAAGCGTTTTGTCCGCGTGCCTGTGCGTTGCGGCGGCGCCCATGCGCGCAATCCGCCATCGTTGAGATATATTTAGCGAAAGTTGGGTCATCTGGGCAAGAGAAAAAATGCTTCCAGGAAGAAAAACATCCTATCGCGCGGGTGCGAAATGTGCCGCCCTGTGCGCCGCCGTTGCGCTCACGATAGTAACCGCATGTTCGCCAGATTTGCCACGCCGGTACAGCGGCGATTTGGTGCCGTTTGCCGGCACGTGCGACGAGGGCGGCAGGGCCGTGCTCGACCGCGCCGGATCAGCGATCGTGTTTGCGCCGAAGGAAGGGGTCGTCACGCTCAGTGGCCGCATTTCATCCAGCGGCACGGTGACCGCCATGCGGGAATTGCCCGGCATGAATCATGCGACCTACAAGCTTGTTTTCACGGGTCAACTGGCCGGCGGCGGAATTTCCGGCACCTACGTAACGCCGCGCTGCCGCTATAATGTCCAGCTGCACGCTGTTTCAGGTTAGTCTCGACCCAAGGCTGACAGTGGTCGCACCGGGGCCAATCCGCGCGCCTTCATGGCTTTGCAGCGCCACCAGGGCCGCCACCACCATATCAATGCCCTGCGCATGCCAGCGTTGGACCGCTTTATGGTCAGCACCAAGAACTTGGCCCAAACGGCGCCAGGAATATAAGTGTCGCTCAGTCACCGGGCTGACCAGGCTGCGGGCGCCAAGGATGCGGCGCAGAACGTAGCGCCCATCTGGAATAAGGCTTATCCATTGTAAAGCTTGGTCCATGCGAGAAATCCGGGCCGCGGACGGTATCGGTGGTCGTATCCGGCCACGTTCCCAGCCATACGCCTCAAGCGCCGAATGCACGATGTCAAGCTGTGACAGCCGTAATCGGGTTGTATGCCCGCTACATGGCAAAGCAAGCAATGTCGCACCCGCTTCTTCCAGACGGTAGTTTACGAACGCCGCATCCAGCTTTTCGTGCTTTGTCGGCTCGGCACGGACCCGCTCCTGCGCGGTAAGAATGGCCATATGATTTACCCCCCTACAGGAAGACGGGATAAGGGTAAGGTTGGCCGTCAAGGACCGTCCCTCGTGTCAGAAGCGCCCAAGTCGCAGGGTGCCCGGGCGGCCGCGCCGGGCGGTCGTGTGGTTCAAGTTCAATCCGTCCGACGCTGCGGCGCGGCCCGCATGCGCCAAGTCTTCGGCCGCGCTCCAACACTGTGTTGCGGCCAAGTCCCATCTCGGTGGCCATCTGGTCCCATGTCAGGCCAGTTGCCCGCAGCGTCCGCAGCCTCTGATCCAGAGCCGCCGTCCAACAGGTCTTCTCACGCATACCAGCACCTCGCCGCTTACCACTGAAAGTTATTATAATTAACTTCATAGGTCAAGAAAAATGACTGGATTTGTTAGTCAACTTATCCCATTCTGCCGCCATGGCAGCAACCGAAGACACAGTAGGCATGCGAATCCGGGCTCTCCGGCGTAGTCAAGGCATGACGCAGGAGGACCTGGCCGTAGCGTGCGACGTTAGCCGAAGCGCCGTGGCGCAGTGGGAGACCGACCGTGCGGGACAGTTGCGCGGCAACATTACACGTATCGCCGAGGCACTCGCCACAACGGTGGAATATCTTCTGCAGGGTGAGCGGCCGCATAGTGATGTCACCGGCGACGAACTTGCCCTGCTTCGCCTCTATCGCGCCTGTGATGCGGAAGATCGGTCTTTCCTGCTCCGAACGGCCCACAAATTGGCGCGTAGCCATTAAGCTGGCTGCTTGTCGGCCTGCTCACCCACGGCCTCGCCTCGGCCTTGTATTTACAGTATTTCCATATTCACAAACGCGACGGTAAATGCCTTCACAACATTCGGGGCGCCAGGTCGATGCCAACGCTGAAAACTTGCGCCACAACGCCTAATTCAGCGTTCAAGATAAGACACCGAATCGGGAGTTGCTCACCATGACCTACGCCGCCCCGTCCTACGACTTCTACGATGACGGCCTCGTGCACTCCCATGAGTGGTCGCGCGCCGTTCCGCCCGGCGGTCGTCACGCCGAAGCCCGCGTGCCGGCAGCGCCGTTCCGCCCGAGCCGCGAAAAGGAAGCATCATCGTCCGCTAATGCCTGCCAGTAGCCCAGCCGGCGTTGCCGTGGGAGCAAGCAAATGAACGCAGACATTCGCTTGCCACTGGAAATGCCAAACGGAGTGCATTAACCTGAACCGGACACCAACTGAAAAATTCGGCGCCCGCCAAACAGACAAAAGTTTTTTGGTTCTTTTTTTCAAAAAAGAACCACTTCCTGTCCAGCCACTCGGTTCGTATCCAGTCATTCATTGTTCGGAATATCTACAGTGGCAGGTGCGAAATAATAAGCCGGCAAACTTGGTCAAAAAATCCGTGCAAGCGTGCGGTGCCGTTACGTAAAGCCCGCTAACGCACGCCAGGCCTGCTCGCTGATGACAGTCACACCTAACTCGGCCGCACGCTTTGCCTTGCTCCCGGCATCGGCGCCGACCACCACAAGGTCGGTTTTCTTCGACACGCTGTCGGTAACACGCGCACCCAGCGTTTCAGCCCTGGCTTTTGCCTCCGGCCGCGTCATGGTTTCCAACGTGCCTGTAAAAACCACAATCTTGCCAGCAAGCGCGCCGCCTGCGGCCTCGCCCGTCGTCGCCTGCTCGACCGTCAATTCGCCAAGCAGGTCGTCGAGTACGGCAAGGTTGCGCGGCTCGCCAAAGAAATCAGCGAGTTCGGTGGCAATTGCCTCGCCAACCCCAAGAATACTTCCCAGGGTCACCCGCGCATCCGACCCAATTGTGGTCGCTTCGATCATTTGCGACCGCCAGGTCGCAAGGCTGCCATAATGCCGCGCCAGCAATTTGGCATTGGTCTCGCCGATGCGACGGATGCCCAGCGCGTAAATAAAGCGCGCCAGGTCAATCCGGCGGCGCGCGCGAACGGCATTCACCAGATTTCGCGCCGATAGCTCACCCCAACCCTCCCGGCGCGCAATATCGGCCTCACGCGCGGGCAGCCGAAATATGTCGCCGGGAGTTTGCAACCAGCCGGCGTCGTGAAACTCGCGAACTGTCTTCTCCCCCATGCCGTCAATGTCGAATGCCCGACGCGAACAAAAATGAATGAGCCGCTCCACCGTCTGCGCCTGGCACACCAGGCCGCCGGTGCAGCGCCGAACCGCCTCGCCAGGCGCCCGCACAGCGTGGCTACCGCACACCGGGCAGTGGGTGAGCGGCACGAACGGTTTGGCCTCCGTCGGCCGCCGATCCAAAGCAACCGAGACAATTTGCGGAATGACATCACCGGCCCGTTGCAGTACCACCGTGTCGCCAACGCGAATGTCCTTGCGCGCAATCTCATCCTCATTGTGCAATGTCGCCCTTGTTACTAAAACGCCACCGACATTGACCGGGCTCAGCACCGCAACCGGCGTCAGCGCGCCGGTTCGTCCAACCTGAATGCGAATATCCTCCAGCACGGTCGTCGCCTGCTCTGCCGGAAATTTCCACGCAACAGCCCAGCGCGGCTCGCGGCCGACATATCCCAGGCGCCGCTGCAGCAGAATGTTGTCTATCTTGTAAACCACCCCATCAATATCGTAGTCCAAGGCCGCCCGCGCGAAGCTCATTTCGGTCTGAAACGCCGCAGCGTCCTCGGCGCCGGTCAACAGCCGCGAAAGCGGATTGACCGCGAATCCCCAATCGCGCAGGCGTTGCAGATATTCCCAGTGCGTATCCGCAATGGCCTCGCTGCTCTGCCCCATGGCATAGGCGAATAGCGACAGCGGACGCGCTGCGGTGATCCGCGCATCGAGCTGACGCAGGCTGCCCGCCGCGGCGTTGCGTGGATTGGCAAAAATCTTGTCGCCTGCTTTCGCCTGCGCCTCGTTCAGATGTAGAAAATCGGCCTTGCCGAGGAAAACTTCGCCGCGAATTTCAATCAGCGCAGGCGCTTCGCCGGGCAATCGTTCGGGCAAGGTTTTCAGCGTGCGCAAATTCTCCGTGACATCCTCGCCTTCCGTGCCATCGCCACGCGTGGCACCGCGCACAAATGCGCCATGTTCGTAGGTGAGAGAAATGGAAAGCCCATCGATCTTCGGCTCGCCGACGAAATTCAGCAGGGCGGCTTCACCAAGTCCAAGGAACCGGCGCACCCGCGCGCAAAATTCATGAAAATCCTCCGGTGAGAACGCATTGCCCAGCGACAGCATCGGCTCGCCATGCCGCACTTTGCCAAATGCGCCGGCCGGCGCGCTGCCAACGCGCTTACTCGGACTATCGTCGCGAATCAGGTGAGGAAACTGCGCCTCGAGCGCGGCATTACGGCGGCGCAACGCGTCATACGCGGCATCGGTGATGAGCGGCGCGTCGTCAGCGTGGTATGCCCGATCATGGCGTGCGATTTCCGCGGCCAGGCGTTCCAATTCCGCCGCAGCTTCGGTCTCGCTTGGTTCTGCGGTCGGTTCGTCGCGCTGCAT